GTTCCACATGGCGCTGATGGGCGGCGTGAAATGGTTCTTAATCCATTCGTCGCGCTTGAGGAACGTACCTTTGGAGTTTGGTCGAGTCCGACCTTCGTCGTCGCTTACGATGTCGTTGCAGATGCAGACAACTTCATCCGGCTCGAAGCAGGCTTTTAAGAAATCTATGGTTGAAAATCGGAAATCCGATTGCGGAATTGCTTGGATCTTCTGGACGATGAACTTGCCGGTGGGTGAGATGGGTGTGCCTCCCTGGCCGATGCCGGGATGCGATTCCAGAAGCCATCCGCGCGGCTTGTCGTGCGGAACCTTGGACGCCTGATTGAGCTTATGCGCCAACTCGTTCTGCTTCCACGGAGGGAGGCATTTCGCGTTGTACTCATGCAGAAGTGTCTCCGCATCCCCCGCATTCAGCTCAAAACCGTGTATGAGCGCGGTTGCGACGGCGAAAGTTGCGTTATGACCGCCTTGACCAGCGACGGCTCCTGGCGTGTTTCTAAGCCATGCTCTTGCACGGTCGATCTTTGATTGGCTCATTCGATTCCAAGTTGTTTTCTCGCGAGTTCTCCAGACTTGCCAAGGTCGGTCTTGGCGATTTCGGAGAGGACTGAATTTGATTTCTCTAACTTGCTGAAAAGGAGAGCAAGCTCTTTGGGAGTCATCAGGTACTTGCTCCAATGCTGGATGGCGATGGAGCGTGACTGAAACTTCGCAAAGAGCTGCTCTTGTGCGGTGATGTACAGTTTAGGGCTTCGCATCAATCAGAACGAACTTGGCCTTGAATTCGGCTTTGGTTCGAACGTAGACCTTGCTCTTGCCTTCGCGCATGTAGGCCACGCCAGCCCACTTGGTTTCTCCGATCCGTATCTCTACGTCGTCGGAGAGGAGTTCAACTTCCACTGAGCTGTTTCCTAAGTTCCTGTATTTCATCGTCTGAAGCATCGTCAAGATGTCCTGATTTGCTGCAATGCCATGCTTCATCGGCTTTTCGTTTTGGCTTACTTATCCAGCCTCGGAGGATGGCGTACTCAATCAATTGAGGTGCTTCCTTCAACAGTTGTTCTCGCGTGATTTCAGAGTTCATCAGGTTCAATTCGGTTGTGTCGTCGTCCTTTTGGTCGTCGCATTCCAAGGACGTTTCCAAGTTCATCGGAGAATCCACGGCGGACAAGCCACTCCTTGTACTTTCGGTCGATGTAATCAACGTCGATTCTTGAAGGCGATTCGTCTGCGTCCGCCATTCGGATTGATGATGGTTTGTTTAGGTTCGTCATTTGTATATCTCGGTTATGTGTTTGTATTGTTGCTCGGCTTGGCCGCAGTGGTAGCAGAGGTCATGCCCCCCGTCACAACCGCAGCCGACAGTCTTGAAGAGAACTTTGGCCAACCATTGGTACTCTGCGATTGCCGCTCGAAGTGTCTCAACGTCCGTTTCTTCCGCTAACAGTTTTGTTGGTTCGCTCATTTTTGTTCTGGAATTTTTGGCTTGATGATGACGACTCTTGAAACGCCATGAGGATCAAGGTCGTTGAAAAAAGGCTAGGTCGGATAAAGGCTTACGGTCAGGCTTTTCAAGGCGAGAACCTGATCGAGATAGATCCTCGTCAGACCGAAAAGGAACGGATTGATACGCTGATCCATGAGTTGCTTCACCTCGCGAAACCTGAGTACGAAGAGGAGGAGATAATCCGAATCTCGCGCATCGTTTCAGAGCATGTTTGGAAGTCTGGTTATCGGAGAATTTATCGGTGAATCATCTGCCGCCGCCCATTGCATAGTGCAGGATCAGAAGCGCGTCGCAGTTGTTGAGCGTAACGTCGAGGTGCGGGTATAGCTCCTGAGCCTTAGACCTCAGCTTTCGCTTCCATTGAGGTCCGGTGTCGCAAGATTTGCGTCCGCCAAGCCCAAGCGGTTCTTGCCATATCTTCGGCTCAACGCGGTGCAGCGCGTAGCCTTGAGCGTAGGCCAATCCTTGGATGATGCCGTAGTTCTCATGGAGTGTCGCCATGCTCGCGTGTGATGTGAGCTTGGACACGAACTTCGGCACCTTCTCAACCCAGAGTTGGCTATCTGCTAATTTGAACTCCATTAGTAGTTTGGCCATGTCGGGCAATGACTCAGGCATTGAGAAAAGGAAGATGCCATGTGGCGAACTCACGGCGACGCCGCCGCCAACGCCTGGATCGACCGCAACGATTGTTTGGTTTGATTTCATTTTAATAGCACAGAACCGTTATTTGTTCCGCCGCGATACGCACGGCGCTCTTGGTTTCACCGCCATCGCTCCATTTTTCAACCTTCACACGGCCTTTGACACGCACCAAAGCGCCGTTCTGAATCTCGATAATCTTCTCCGCAACTTGTCCCCATGAGGACAGTTCGAATTCATCGTAATCTTCGTAAAACCTACCATCCGCATCCGTCCAGTGACGAGCGACGGATATAACGCGGCGCACCATAAGCGCACCCGTCTTGGTTTCAGTTTGGCGACTGATGCCTCGGAGTTCTCCGATCAGATAAACCACGTTCTCTGTTGGCGTGGCTGTTTCGTTTGTTGTTGTAATTGATGCACTCATTGGAAGACGCAACCGAGTTGACGGTAGCATTCCATTCGCTTTTTTGCGTGGTATGCTCCGATGGGGTGGAACTTGTCAGAAAAGTCCACGATTGTCGCACAGTTTTTGGAATCTGTTTTCCGCAATGCGCGACTCGCTCGCTGGATCGTCTTCTGTGATGACCGACCGCCGCTGACCATAATCAGCAGCTCGACGTTGGGAAGATCCAACCCTTCGTCGGCCAGTGATGTCGCAATCATGGTCCGCAGGTTTCCAGCCTTGAATTCCTCCATGTAGGCGCGTCGATCCTTCTTCCCAACCTTGGAATGAACGAGCCGAGAATTCGGAATCGATTGCTCGTACTCCTCGCCAAGCGTGATGCGCGGGATAAGTATGAGCGTCTGCATGTCGAGGTGTTCCAGCGCGTAGTTGACGGCGTATTGATTGCGCTCTCGGTTCCCGCAAATTCCTATGTCCACAATCGATTCCCAGGCGCACATTCGTTTCAATTCGTCGTCACTTATCCGCATGAACCGACGCCGCGCGGTGAACAGCCGGTCGATGTTGTTATCGATCTTCTGCTGGATGTCCAGGTCTGTAGCATCGCTGATTTCGAGGTAAGCGTCGGCCAATGAATCGCCGATGTCGCTTCGCTTGATTTCGTAGGTGCGGTTGAAGAAGAGCGTTCGCGTTACGGCATTGCGCTCTTCATCGTCGCACCAAGGAGTAGCATCGAAGCCATAACGCGGCCCGTTACAGGACTCGATGATGCGACGCCATCCGGCAGCAGGACTATGCTTGGCTTCGTCAACGATCAGCATGTCCTTCTTGCTGAAGTCCACCGATTCATGCGGACAGCGGATATCCACAATCTCGTCAGGCACACCAGCGACGCGAAGCGATGTGCGCGCTTGCTGACATGTCTCGCGGGTTGGGGCAAGCCAGCCGAATCTTCCGATGGATTGATGTTTGTGAAAATACTGGATAATGCTCGCGGCAATCCATGTCTTGCCACTGCCTGCGGGTGCGATGATCAGGCCATCGCTAGTTTTGGCCCACTCTACTGCTTTCTGTTGGTATTCTCTCAGATTCATAATTTTGGAAATTTGCCCCTCCGCCCACTGCTTCATAGCGAGCGAAGGGTTTTGTCCGCACCACACGGTGCGATTCGCTGCTGGGCGGTAGCGGCGCAGGATGAGACGGATTGGGCAGCACTTGATTGCGTCGTGTGCTTGCTTTCCATGTACTTCCTTAGCGCCTCCCGAGCGACAAATTGGATCTTCAGTCCGTTGCGGTTGCAGAACTCCTTGATGTCGTCATGGAGCTGCGTATCGATGGTGACGACTCGCGTCATCTTTTCTTTTTTCATGGCTGTTCCGTAAGTGACTTGATGTATCGGTTTCTCTGCCGTGGTGTTAGTTTGACGATGTAGTTCAGCACCTCGACCGCATTGATTGAGTGGAGTAGTTTCCAGTGCGGTCTTGCTGGCTCCAATTCTTTCGCTCGCTTAATGTCCGCCACCACAATTTCGCCGGTCATGGTGTGTTTGTAGATGAATGCGGGATTCATCGTCCCTCCAACCATTTCTTGAGGTCTTGAAGCTCGTCCAACTTGGCTTCAAGTTGCTTGATACGATCCTCCAATTTTCGCACCTCAAGAGCGATTGCTCGGAGTTCGTTTCTGTCTTCCCAAGATGGCGCTTGAGCGATGTTCAATATGCGGTCTTCAATGCTCACGGCTTGGCCTCCTTTATCTGTTGTAATTCTCTTTTCCTTTTCATATAAAAAAGCATTGGTACAAACGGCCAAGCTATAACCAAAATAACAGCTCCCAGAATCAGTACTACCGAAATGACTGGTGTTGTAAAAAAACCACCCAACGCGAACCAAACTGGCGTCAATGGATATTTGTTTTTGCCGCTCACAGCTTTGCCTCCTTCCATTTGCCAATCTGTGCGCGGGGTTTTGGAGATTGGCTTGTTTGTTTTCATAATGCGCACCCTCCTTCACACTCAAAATTGAAAGCTGACTGACCGCGCTCTCTATCGGTCAGATGAACTTCTTTGAGAGGTCGGCATGACTTATGAAGATACAATTTGTCGTTGCAGTTTCTATTCACAACCGTGCCTTCAACTCGGAGAGCATCATCAATTTCAACTGCCCGTTTCCATCCGTCCTCGTCTGATTTTCTGAGCAAAAGCCATTCATGGTCTGACTTGTATGGGCAGAACACGCAAGCGGATCTTGGAACCGTGTGAGGTATTCCAAAAGTCTGAAGCCACTTCACGCAGTCGGCTCTGGTCATCATCTTTTCGCACAAAGGAAACTCAGAATCTGACCAGTGCGGACTGTTGGCTTTGATGCGTGTAGCTCGGCCCGCTTCATCAAGGCTTATTCCAAAAAGCTGAATCAGCTTGGTTTTTATGCGCTGACCCTTTGCTAGACCAAGAAGCTCTCGACGGATAAAGCGTTCAATGGGTTTGATCTTGTACTCGCTGGTACATTGTCTTCGCATGATTCCAAGCGGCTCACCTTCGTTTTGAGCCGTGAATGCGGGAATGCTTGCGTGACGTTGTCCTGTCGAATTCATTCCTTTCACAAGGTCATTGCCAAGAATGCCAGCCGAGACAACGTGGATGGTTGGCCCACCCAGACTCTTCAGCCATTCCATGTGGGCATAGACAGACTTCGGCTCCTCACCAAGATCAGCGAAGATGGCGCAATCAATCGAAGCAATCTCGCCTTTGATGGCCATCAGATAGAGCGTCGTGGATTGAACACCACCACCAAGGTTCAGGATTCTCACAGCTTGGCCTCCTTGGCTTTGTCCCATTTCTCAACCGAGATGTTCCACCCAATAAAGTAGGCAGCAAGGGATAGTGCATCCCCCGCCTCCTCCAGCCGCTTGATGCGTTCTTCTTGTTCTCTAATCTTTTTAGATTGAATGTCGTCCATCCATTTTTCACGCATAATCTGTAGCACAGCGGCTGCTGTCTCCGTAGGTTTAAGATGCTCGGCTACAGTGATACGTCCATCAGCGTGGATTGTGAGTAATTCTGCGTTGCACTTGTGGCTATCAAGAATAATTGTATCGCTCATTTGCACTCCTTCTCAATTAGGTTGAACAGCTCGTCTCTCACGCGAGATTTTACACGCTGTTCAATCAATCCTCCATCTTCAAATTTGGCTTGTTCAGATTTAGCTTCAATTGCTGCGTCGATGTATTCCAATAGTTTGTTTAATAGTTGTTTGCTCATTTGATTCATTACTTTCTAAGTAATCACTGATTGCTTCGTCTGCCACGTATTGTAGTTTGTATCCTTTCTTTTGTGCGTATTCTTTGAGTCGCTTGTGCGTGTAGTCGCTGACGACTAAAATCTTTGAGGTGGGTCGTTTGGGTTTGTGTTCTTTCATTAGTTTTATTTGTGCGTTGCCTAGGAATACGCACCCCTCCTTGGCCCGCTTAGAACGGCTTTTCTTCGTCGGAGTCGGCAGCGGTTGGCGAAACTGCCTTCATGCTCTTTACGTCGAACGCTGTCTTAGTCTCGCCATTCTGTTCGTACTTCCTGCTTTTAACAGTGATGGCCAACTCCAGGCCGATCATCGACTTCAAGAAGTTGGCGTAGCTGCCCTTAACGCCAAGGAAGTCCACCTCGGTTCCATCCGGCACATTGTGGTTGGTGGCAGCAACCAACTGGTTCACGCGGAACCAGACGTTTTCCTGGTTGATGAAACGGTCGGCGATGCTCGATCCGTCCTCGGTTGCGAATGTCACCTTGCAGACCTCGCGGCCCTTTGCATCGAGCGTTTCCTCGACCTTGGTGATGGTGACAATGTACTCGCCCTCGGCATTGATGTAGCTGCCCCCGGCGTCTTTTCGATTAACTTTGAACATATTGTTAGGGATTTGGATTGTGGTCTAACTCTCGGATTTATTCAGCACCCATTTTGGGCATGAAAGCGTTTGCGTTGCTGTCGGATAGGCTGGCCAACTGTCCAGTGCGCGGCACTCATGGAGCGTCGAGATGGCCTTCCTGCGAAGGTTCTCACCGGCCTGAAGCCACTCGATGTCCAGCTTGTAGATGCCGACGGCATACGGAGCTTTGCGTTCGACAGCCACGAAGATGAAGTTTTCCGCTCCGGTCATCGCTAGATAGTGAGCGGCTTGAATGTGATAGCCGAACGTGGTGACGGTTCGCGAGAACGCTTCAGCCGATGCATCGTCGGTGGTCTTAACGTCCACCAATGTGTCGTTATCGACCCACAGATCGGGACGGGCTTTGAGAGGTAGGCCAGTCTCCTCATCTTGAGCGAAGACACTCGCCTCGATCTTGTGCGGCAGATGAATGATGTCCCAGAACGGATGGCGGCGGACGCTGTTCGCGACGCCCTGGACATCAATGTCTTCAGCGTGAGTCAGATGGATGCGGCTCTTATGCTGCTCCTTCCATGCTTTTCCCTCCTTGGTCCGACCGTCGATGTCCGGTGGAACGACGGCGACAACCTGAGAGTAGAGTTGCGGTTCGAGGACAGCGGTATGAATCGCCGTTCCAAGCTGCATAGCCTTCGTCGGCTCTTGATGCTCCTCCAACGCTGCCTTGTAGTGCGCCGGAGACTTGAGGATCTTGGTCATCATCGACTTTGAGAGAGCGTCAACGGCGTGATACTTCTCGGCTGGCATGTCGAAATTGATGTGGCGGTTTTGGATGCTCATTCGAGTGTAGGAGCTGAGAACGCCTTCGCTTTGATGAGGAAACCATCGGTGTCGCTGATGATCATGTTGGCCACCTTCGTGGATACATCGCGGAAGTTCTGGCCTTCCTTGATCAGGTTCTTGCTGAGCAGGAACGCATTGGCGATGTCGCTATGCGGTTCGAGGATTTCCTCCAGCTTGTCTGTCAGCGAGAAGGTCGATTCCGGCGTCACATTGACCGTCTGGCGCGTCGGAGTGGATGCGGTGGGTGCTGACGGGGTGGCGGAGAAGTCGGCCACTTCCTCGGGCGTGTAGCGGCCTTGCGTGATACGCGGATCGAGCATGCGAGTCGCCTTGCTGATGACACGCGCACGGAGCATCTCAGCGGGGAACTTTGCCCAGCCGCTTCCTGGCTTTGCGGGGATTAGGCCAGCTTGCTTCGCATCATCTGCGGTGAATGAGACGCGAACCTTCTTCGCGCCTTTGATGAAGTCGGCGATTGCGGCGACTGCGTCGAACTGAATCCAGTCGATGTCCCAGCCAGCATTCATCAGACCAGAAAGCATAGACTCGCTCTTCATGGTGATGTTTCCGTTGATCAAATGGTTCTCGCGCTTCCAGGAAAGCGGAGTCATCCGGCTGGCGATGCACTCAAGAGCGAGGACATAGCCTTGCTCAGGCTTGACGCATCCGAACATGCCGGAATGCGCTATCCAATCACCCATCGTTATTACCGCATCCATCGGACTATCGATGCGGTCGTAGAAGTCAGGACTCAGGGGTTGCGTTACTGTCGTTGGAACTAAGTTGCTGCTCATAGGTTGTATTCTCTATCTGCGGTTGTTTGTTTGTCTTCTTTGCGTACGGATTCACAGCGCCGGTCATTGCTCGACTCTCAAGAATCGCCGCGATGTCGGACTCGGTGAAAATGATTCGTCGGCCAATTCTCCTGTGCTGGATGCCGTCGTTGCGAACGATTCGCCGGAGCGTCTCGGTGCAAATCTGAAGCATCGCTGCTGTGGCTTTTGCGGTGTAAACCTTCATCAAAGGGGAATGGCAACTGGGTGTTCAATCACGGGCAGACAATCCAATAAAGCCCTGTCGCGCCACCTCGACGCGCTCTATGCCCAGTTGCCAAAAAATTGTCATCGTTGCGGACGTAGTGTTGCAGTTGTCTCAAGTCGTTGCAAGAGGATTTTCAAAAATTTTTCGGCCTAGCCGTTGTTCGATCCTCTGAAGGTGTGCCACTTGCTCTGGCGTTCCGTTCTGTCCGCTGCCATTGAGGAACGTCACACGCTGGTCCATGAGATGATCTTTGCGCCGTTGCCATTCCTTGTCGGATTCGCCGTCGTCCCGTCGGATCGTGTACGGGCCGTGATGCAGTTCCAGGGTGTACGTCTCGGCGTTCGGATTGAACGGCTGACGCTCTGGCTTCGGGCCAAAGCCTTCGCAATTTGAATCGTCGGAACCGGATTCAAGAAAATCTTCGATGTCGCTGATCTTCTGGTTGTTTGCCTTGATCGTCGCCTCAATCGATCCAAGGCGTTGGTTCATTTTTTCGATGCTGGCGAATAGGATGTCGATCTTCTGGTCGGTCATAGTTTTTAGGTTTAGTTGCTGGTTGAACTATCGGTTTCGGAAAGATTGCGGTACTTGGCGAGAAGGTCGTCGATGGATGTGTCGGCCACAGGTTCGAGTTCGGTTGGAGCCTCCTTCTCCTTGTCTTGCTTCTGACTCCTCCTCCGCTGCCTTGCCTTACGAAGCGCATTGATAGCCTTCCAAAGCTGCGCGATTTCCCGCCGGATATCCGACAGCTTGCGCGATTCAAGATCCTTCTGCGCCGCCTCATCGGACGGCTTCCAGTCGCAGCCATGCCAGACCCGTTCGATCCGATCAAAGACCAAGACCTGACTCTTCACGTTCCGCATCGAATTGAACGCACGGTTCGCCTCGGCAACACCGCCGCCAATCGTCTCGACGATGTAGGCCAGTAACTCCGACTTTTCGAGGGTCAGGTTGTGCTTCTTGGGCGGCATCTCTCGGAACGTCGCTCGAAGCGTCGAACCATTCGGAAGGTAACTCATGGTGTAAAACAGATAACTCTACTTTGTCCTCTTGTCAACGGAAAATTACCAATGGTTATTTCTCGGTTATCCTTGGTCTACCTAGCTCATCTAAAGATAAGCCTCCCCTTTCTAAAAAAGGGGAGAGGCTTATTCCGAAATCGGAATGCTTGCGCTCCGCCTTTGGGGGCGGTGCCGCTTCCGTTTCGGAATAAGGGTTGGAACGCGTTTGTGCCGCTCAATCGACATTCGAGAATGCTGTTTAATCGCTCAGAAACGACCCGTAGAGCGTTCGGAAGGTGTTTTGCGGCTCTATGGACGGTTTCGCCCATGACCGCGCTAGAATCGATTCGATGAAATGACATGGTTTTGGATGCTCAGATTGGCCTACGGTTAGACGGCGGAGAAGTTAGCTGGAAGAAATCTTCTCTGATGCGATAATCATCGCTCGATAATCACGCATCGCTTTTCCTCGAACGAACTGGGTGACGATGCCGGTGTTCTTATTCCTACGCCAAACCGACGCATCGGTTTTCCCGCTGGCTGGCTGAACCGTCTTGTCGGTAGTCAACAGCTCCTCTTGAAGTGATTTCCTCCAAACATTGATTTTCCGCATTCTGCGAATGCCTCCGTCTTGAACTGCGATGCACTTGTATCCCATCTCAGACCAAAACCTGTTTGCGTCGAGGTCGAACCCGCACCGCAGGGTGACGGTAAAAGCTCCGGTTGCGTATTCCTCCATCGCAGCAACAAGTGCAGCCCCGTAGAGTTTGCGCCTTGCGTCGTATTCGATGCAGACCTGATGACACTTCACATCGGAACCGGCAGCGCCAACGTAAAGGTAGCCGCACGGCTGACCGTTCAGCAATCCGAGGAAGATCCTGCCATTCTCAGATTCTCTCTCGAAAACGCACTTCGGATAGAAGCTCAAGGCTTCAGCATTCTTTTTTTGCAGCGCATCGACGTAAAGAATCAGGTCTGGATGGACCTTCACGATTTGGAAATCAACATTCATGGTTTCGCCCGCTCCACCACCGGATAAACATCGTAATCCTCTGGCCAGGTCGTCGGCACGACCCGAATCCGACCTTGACCGTACTCGCCGGGGTTGAGTTGCTTTGCCGCCGTCTCGGCTTCCTTGCGCGTATCGAATTCGACCATGCGATGGCTGATGACCCGTTCCTTCAGATCGGACCATCCAATTGCACCGCACAATTGGACCTTGAACTTGGGTGGGGTGAATTGGTTGCGGATCATGGGTAGAGTCCCCCCTCGCGAATGATTTTGATGAGTGCTTCCGAGTCGTCGATGAGTTCCTGGCGCCGTTTCTTACCCTCTTCTGTCGTCGGGATAGTGTGTGTGACGTACCAAAGAGCCGATTCAAGGCAGTATAGCGCGCTGTTGGCGGCGCCGAGTCGGTCGGATGCCTCCCTAAGCATAGGCGATTGCATCATGTCCGACAGGCTTTCGAGCGTCGTTATCAGCTCGCTGAGCGGGATGTTGCGGATCATACGGTTTCCGAGTCAGGGGTTCCAGGACACAACTTGTCACCAACCTCGCGTTCGATGATGAGTTCAAGGATTTGATGGCCGTCCGCGTTCGTGAGCGAGCAAATGTGCTTGTCGTCATCGTAAATTGAGAGCGGAGTCGCGCCTTGCTCCTCCACCTCGCCGGTGACGATTGCGTTGAACAGGTCGACAATCGTCTGTGCGTTCTGCTTTGACTGAATGGTTAGTTTCATTGGTTTTTAGTCGGGAGTTTGTTTCGAGTCGCAACTGTAAAGGAATCCTTGACGGTTCGATTCTCAATCTCGCGCATGACCCGTCGGCCATAGGCGCGTGATGATGATCTTCTAAGGGCTTTTGGCCCACCTTGCCAGATCCGAGCGAGACTTTCGTCGCTGAGATTGCGTCCGTAATGCGCGAAGTAGCTTTCCGCGATGAAGATCGAGACGGCGCGGTTCGTTACCTGCGCGTGGGAATAATGCGTCCCCATGATTCGATTCACGTCGCGGACCATGATCGATTTGATTTGAAGCGCGCCAAGCTCGCCATGACGGCCACGGGCAAGATCATTTCCGTGTGATTCGATTTGGATGAGGGCGGATAAGAGCAATGGATGCATGATTTGATGCGCGATAAAGGTTTATTCGTGGGATTTGATGATTTCACGAACCACACGACCGCCGAATCGTTTGACCAATCGATACGCGTCGCGTTTGGCGTTTCGACCTTGAAACGTGTATTCACTCCTTCCGTAAAATGCCGTCCAATAGACTTTCATAGCTGGCCTTTCGCTTTCTTTATTGCTGCATCAACGTTGTTTTCCATCAATCGGTCAAACGGATGCCCACGATTAGGACCAGAAAACCAACCTCTATAGGCTCCAAGCTTGTCGTTGAGGTTGATTTCACTGAATCCATAGCCTCCACATTCACGGCAGATTCGGTCAAATCGCTCAGCTTGTGAGCGCGAAGGTTTAAGCCGCGTGACACCCCACATATGTTCGCTCATAGCTGGCCTTTCGCTTTGGCGATTACCTCACGCGCGTAGTCTAAATCCTCGTCGTCGGCCATTGGGTGCGCCAGGCGTTCAAGGGCGGAGAGAAGATCGGGGGCGGAGGCGATGAGGCGCGCATCCTCGGGCAGCATGTCGCCAGCGATGAATGCGGGAGTCCATTCGCCAGTCGTCGTGACAATGTCCATTCGGAGGCTATCAGGGTTGCGCGGATTGCTTGTCGTGGGAATTGCAAGCCAAGGTCTGGGGGTATGGGTTTTCATTGGTTCAGGCTTTCATCTTTCCGGTTTCGATTGCCCATTGGATTCCCTGCGCGGCTTCTTGCTGGTTTTCATCCAGTCGTTTGCCGTCGCAACGGATTTCGGTCGTGATAAATGAGTTCTTGCCGTTCGCTCGCTTGACCGCACGCGAGAAACGATAGGATGCGCGGACTGCGGCTTCGATGGAACGATGGCGCGAGACGGTTCCGCCGTTAAATGTGTTGTGAAGAGTGAATTTCATGCTTTGGATTATTTGCGGATAGATTGGCCCACCCTGTCGCACCACGCTTGCGGCATGATGCGCGGAGGGTGGGTCATTCCGTCCGCTTCGATTTCTCGATTATCTCCCGCGCATCGGACGCGCAACGTTTAAGGCTGTCGATCATAGAGACTATTTCTCGCGGATTGATTGATATTTTGCGGAGCAAAAACTCCGCGTCCTCTAATGCCTCAAGCAATTCGGATTCAATTAAATTCATTGGATGCGCGGGGAATGGGTTAGAAACAAACCGCGATGCCTTGGTTGTAAAGACGGTGCAAGTCCGCATCGGGAATCGATGCGTCATCGATGATGTAAAGCGCGCATCCGCTCGGATCGGTTTGATGATAGAAACGAATCCCATCGTGGCGTTTCATCATCTTTCCCAGACGGCGCAATGCACCGTTCTCGCGGTCCGGAATTGGCCATCTGTTTGACTTGTCGGAGCGGTGGAAATACGTAACCATGAAAGGCTTGCCCGTCGTTTCGTCACGCTCAATATGCCACGACTTCATATCGTCGGAGTTTCCGCATTCCATCTCTGCCCAACGGTGAAGCGTCTTTTCAATACGCCACAATGCGTTGATTTCATTCCAAGCAAAGCCAAGATGGCCGAGTCGCTTTGCCGTGATTTGCTTTTGTGTGTTTTTCATTGGATTTGTTGAATCGGGTTTGATTACCCGCCGGAGGCTACCGTTTCCGATAGACTCTCGCGGGGAATAAATCAGCGTAGGAAAACATGCGCCATTGAACCGTCGGGTAGCGAACCGGTAACAAATTGCCTTGCCCATACGTTTTGCGATGAGTCCTTGCATATACCGTCCTCCTCATCCTCTTTAATGAACCGCGCAACCAACTGGCGAACGGCCTCCCGATGGCATTCATCACCGGATAAGTCGTGCGGATACGGGATGGTGATTGAATCACGCTCACAGGTTGCTTTGATGCGTGAGCCGCGAGCATTCGTTGCGGGGAGGTATTTGGTTTGGATTGCTTGCATGGTTTTTTAAGCTTTTGATTCGGGTTTGATTACCCGCTACAATCCACCGTTGCCGATGGACTGGTGCGGTGAATCAATCGATTCGGGAAAGGATAGCATTCAATGTTCGCTTTAATTCCTCGCGTTGCAGTTCGTTGAACCGTACCGCTTGCGCGCGGATTTGATCGGCTTCTCTGCGCGCATCGGAAATGATTCTGTCACGCTCTTCGATTGCCTTGAAGAGCATTTCCGCCCAACGGCGCGCGCAATCTTGGATTGAGGAGGAGGCTAGGATTCCCGGCGCGAAGTCCGAGCGAATGTCTGATTCGATGAATGGGATTTGCTCACGGAGCCAATCGCCGCAGTACGAACCGGAACCGAGACTATCGGCGGCGGCGGCAAGGATTTGGATTTCTTCGGATTTGGATTTCATGGGATTTGCTTTTGATTCGGCGTGATTGCCGATTGCAAGCTACGGTTTCCCATAGCCTGTCTATCGGGAATCAAACGAGTTCAGCGTAGGAATAGGATTTCAAATCGGCGCGGATTGAATCGGCAATTCCTGATTCGAAAGCCTCCCAAAGCGATTCGGAATCCTCCGATTCGTTGAATTCATGGGCGATAAATTCGAATGGTGAAAAGTCACGGGAATTGGTTTCTGCGGCAAAGCAAAGCAATTCGTGATATTCGGCAATATTTTCCGCCGTGACGGTTTTGCCCAAGCTAACGTAGTCAACGCAACGGCTGATAGTGTCCCCAATCTCGGGGACATTATGGCAAGCGATGCCGTGGCCGTGATTCCAGCCCATTCGATAGGCGCGTTCCAAAGCGGAATCAGCGGAATAGGCGGTGGGAATAGTTTCGGGATAGTTCATGGGATTTGATTGGTTGAGGTTTAGAATTGGGAGCGGAAGAAAACGACGAAGAAAGCGTAGCCTGCGATAGCGTATGCGACGGTGGCGAATAGGAGGGAAGCGAGTTTTTTAAACGTGGGTTTCATTGCTGAAGACAGACTAGGGGAGAGAGGGGAGAGAGTCAAAATAAATTTTGCTTTTTCTTTTGAGAGAGAGAGAAAAGGCCGGTTTCATTGGGGAAAACGAGTGAAAAATTTTTGAGAGCGTTTGCCTGGCGAAGTGAAAGGGAGCGAAAAGGAAGGATTGCGAAAGGCTACCTAGCGTTGCAAGGTACTTGGCATGAAAGAGAAGCAATGGGAAAAGGCGAAGGCACTCTATCTGGCAGGGAAGAGCTGGAAGGCGATTGCAGACGAAACGGGGATAGTTCAATCAACTCTACAGTCCAAAGCTTCAAGGGATGATTGGACGAAGTTCAGGAAGGGGATGCGTGACATAGTTTCCACTAAAGAAACTCAATCCCTAGAAAGTCTATCGGCTTTAGTGCGTTCTAAGCTCGCCGCTGACGCCGCAAGTACGCTTGAAAGAATAGACAGCTATTCGTTGGACGGGATAAAGGACGAAAGCGTGAGAGAGACTATCCTGGGCAGCGTGGCAAAGCGTTCCGCGCTTGTGTTCGGTTGGTCTGAACAAGGTGAGGCTGCGTCCGTCTCGATCAATCTGCTGGGTCAAATGCCAGATCGAGCGTTCGAAGTGAACGTGACGAACGAACCCGAAACGAAGTGAATATAACACCCATTGTGCATCGCAGGGAAACTGATAGTCAGTATAAGTTTTGCTTATGGCAGAAAAGGATTGTTTTCCTAGGGATTGGCAACAGCTTGGACGCCTGGGGGTAGACCCCTTTTTGGGGGTGGGCTTCGTTTACGATACCCCCCTCAAAAATTTTCCACCTTTTTGACCATGATAAACAAAATTCAAATCGGTCAAAGTATTACTTTAACCTACTGCGAAAAGAAGTTGTCGCATTTTGTTGCTCGTCATCGAAACGGTAATAATCGCTATTTCAATATCACCAACCTAAAGATCAGTTCGGATTCGCCGCATGCTGTTGATCTTGAGGGTATTGCTGGCGAGATTGCTTTCTGTCGCTTGTTCAATGTGTACCCTGATCTGGACACCGACAGACCACCCCCGCACCCGTTCTACGACGCGACGATTCATCCTGCTCCCGGTTATCGCGTCGATGTCAAAACCACCAAGTACGACAATGGAAAGCTATTGGTGGACGCTCGCAAAAACAGCGTGAAGACTGATGCTGTTGATTTCTATGCACTGATGACTGGATCTTTCCCAGGACCGTATACTTACCGTGGAATGATAGCACGAGAGACGATCATCGCGCCGCATAGGATTCAGACGATCAAGGGTTATCGCTCTTACGTCGCCACTCAGAATGAGCTTATTTCCAACCCTACGGATGCCACATTCTGATTGACAGATTGGTTGTTTCCGTGCGTGAGTCGGCTTATCGACCTTAAGCAATGCGGGGGCTTGGTCAGCCATCGCAAAACTGTCTAAGTGGAAGTGACGCTCCGCATGCGGTAATAGGTTGGATAATCATCCACTGTGTGGCGGATAGTTGGCCAACCATAACGTCGGTTTAATTTTTCATCTCATGGCTTGTCCTAATGTCTTTAATGCGTTCGCCGTTGCGACTGAGTCGCTCGCGCAGGACGTTTACAAACGCGCCTCGTACCGCTCGATGTGGCTCAACATGATTGAGCGCGGCGAGTATCCTCAGGGTACTGGTTTGACCCAGACCTCGTTCACCACCACTTCCATCGAGCCGACTGCGGCTGAGGAGTGGTCGGCCATCACGCTCGCCAGTGGCGAGAACGGTGGCGCTTGCGATGTCACCTACAATGACGTTCCGGTCGGCTATAATGCCGTCACTTGGAGTCCTGAGCGTTTCGCCCTCAAAGGTCCTCTCCTGTGTAAGGACGATCTGACCTTCGACCATCGCGTCGAGGCGTTCTTGCGGGTGTACTTGGAGAAGCTCTCGATCCGCGCACAGCGTTCATGGGAAACCCGTTACCAGAACACCTTCGCCAAGTTCGCTATCAAGGCAGTGGCCGACTCGTCCTTCACTCAGGTCGAGACGATTCCGTCTGGCGTGAATGAGTTCCCCTGGATTCAGACCGGATCGGCTGGTCAGGCGCTCAATCAGTCCACTTCTGAGCTGACTCAGGAGATGCTCGATGTCGCGGCTGCTACGCTGATTCGCAATGGTGCTACCAATCCCGATAGCTCTGGCTTCATCAGTTACTCCAGCGATGGTCCGATCTTCCCGTTGTACATCGGCCTGGAGGCTTCGCAGCGTATCGCTCAGAACAACCCGGCGTTCCGTGAGGATCTGCGTCAGGCTGATATGGGCAGTGGCAGCGGTGCTGAGTTGCTCAAGCGCATTGGCGCGAATCGGGTCATCAAGAACTTCCGGCATGTGCCGAATCTGTTCCCGCCCCGGTTTACCTATGCTGGCGGCAAGTACACGCTGGTTCAGCCGTTTACTAGCGCGAGCGGCACCAAGGGTACTGTGTTCAGCGTCAACTCAAGCTGGGTGACTGCTCCGTTCGAGGGTGCGTTCATTGTCACCCCGTACGTCTTCAAGTCGCACATCGTGCGTCCTGTGAACCGCGTTGGTGATTTGAGCTGGATGCCGACCAACTACATGGGCGAGTGGCAGTGGGTGACGGGTGCCTACAAGCTCGATGTGGATTGCGCCGATCCGCTGGAGAAGAAGGGTCAGCATTACGCTGAGTTCGTTCACGCGTCTGAGCCTGTTTTCACTAACCAGGGCATGACGATCATCTTCCGTCGTTGCACTGGCGCGCTAACGACCATCATCTGCTCGTAATCGATCAGAGGTTCATACGAAAGATCCGCAGGTCGAAAGGCTTGCGGGTTTTTTGTTTTTGGCTATCTTTGCCGTCGGGTTGATTCATAGGTTGTGTGTCTAATGCCGCTACACGCGGCAGCCCCTCATCGGCTCGAAAGGCTTGGTGAGGGGTTTTTTATTGACACAGTAGGCCACGAAGTGATGCTGCGCGTATGCCGAGTTTTACCATCCCCGAAGGCGTTGAGATTCCTGAGAATTTGAAGGAAGGCGAGGCGTTCCAGACGATGGCGACTATCGTTCTTGGCAAGGGCGGCAAGGCTGAGGTTATTGAGATTGATGGCATGGTCATCCCAGGCTACGAGAATAAGTCGAAGGGCAAGAAGATGGCCGAGCGTGGTGAGGAGGAGGAGTACGAGGAGGAAGAGGAGGTTGCTGGTGGCGGCGGCGAAGGCTTTATTGCTGAGGTGATGCGCCGTGGTTCTGGTCCGATGGCCTAAATTATAAAAGCGTATGGCTGACATTACTTGTGCAGAAACGGCAACGCTACTGAGTGAGGTTAGCCCACTTGGATGTCGCGCACCGTGGGAGCGTGAGATGGCTAAGTTGGCACTTCTCAATCGTATTGCTGATGGTTCTGGAACGGCGGCGGCTAATGCTGCGGGATTTGGAACTGTTCGATCTGTCACGGCAACCACGGCAATCGTTTCGAGTGATTTCGCGATTCTCGCCAACTCAACATCGGGTGCGATTACGGTTTCGCTTCCCCCGGCGGCGACGGCTAATGGGCGGATATTCTTCGTGAAGCGGGTGAATGCGGGGGCGAACAACGTGACTGTTGACCCGTTTGGCGCTGAGACGATTGACGGAGCGGCGACTCTTGCTTTGACGACGCAGTGGGCCAAGGCTCAATTTATCAGCAACGGAACGGCTTGGTTCATCATCGCAACCTAAAGATATGGCCGACGCATCATCCATCACCTGCACGGAAGCTGCTGAGCTTATCTCCGAGGTTTCGGCGAGCGGATGTCGTTCTCCGTGGGAGATGGAGATGCTTGAGATTGCGCTTTTGAATCGCATTTACGATGTGACTGGTGCGCCTGTTGCGTTTCCGTTGACGGCGGATTTGACTGTTGTTACGGCTGATGTGACATCGATAACGGCGGACGAAACTCAATTTTAATCTACGGTAAAACCCTTCAATACTTCACATGGCAAAGCAAACGATCAATATCGGAACAGCTCCGAACGACGGAACGGGAACGCCGCTTCGTACAGCGTTCGATTACTGCAATCTGAACTTCACGGAGCTGTACACGGCAGTCGGCCCGAGCGGCAACAACATCGTCGTTCCTGGCACCGCCACCATCACCGGCAATCTGACGACTGCTCGATTGATTGTTACTGGCGGAACGATTCCCACCAACGGTCTGTGGTTGCCGACTACCAACACGCTTGAGTTTGCTGCCAACAGCTTGGCGCAATACCGGATTGCTCCGCTTGGCGTGTTCTCATGGTTTGACGGCGCGGGCGGCACTCGCATGACCCTCGACTCCACGGGGCTGGGCGTGGGGCGTTCTCCGGCCTACAAACTAGATGTTAGTTCTGCGACAGCATCAAGCCAACTTCGCATTTCGGGTTCTAATCAGAACTCAATAACCTTTGCAAATGCTGCCGCAGGAGCTTCAACCGGATTTTTGGTTGGAAGAAGTTTCAGCTCTGACGATGCAAATAACTTTTTCTTTTATGATTCAACAGCAAGCGCAATCAGGTTGTTTATAGGTGCTACCGGAAATGTTGGAATCGGGACAGCGGGTCCAACTGCAAAGTTTGATTGTGCAGGTGACATGACTGTAAGCAACAGCGGAAACCTTGGTGTTGGTGTTGTTGCATTCGGAACCTCTGCCGCTAAGGTCATTGGTCTTGCAAACGCTACCGCTCCGACCACTTCTCCCGCTGGCATGGGCCAACTCTACGTCGAATCCGGTGCGTTAAAGTTCCGTGGAAGCTCCGGAACCGTCACCACCATTGCAGTTGCCTAACCAATACCACCATGAACATCTCTTGGATCATCGAACGCCTTCTCGTTAAGCCCGCAGAAGGCACACTCACCGATGTCGTCATCACCGCCGACTGGCGTTGCAACGGCATTGAAACCATCGGCACCGACGACGACGCAAAGACCTACAGCGGCACTTGCTATGGCTCCTGCTCGTTCGCTGCGCCCAGCGGTGATTTCACGCCGTTCGACAAGCTCACTCAGGATCAGGTTCTGGACTGGTGCTTCAGCAATGGCGTCAACAAGACCGCCATCGAAGCGAACGTCTCGTTGCAGATCGAGAACCAGATCAACCCGCCGGTTGTCTGTCTGCCGAATCCGTGGGTGGAGAAGGAAATCGTTGCGAAGAATGATGCTGTCGCTAAGATTCCGACGGCATGATTAAAATTGAACTGACTCCCGAACAAACCAACGCCCTGCTGCAACTCGTTGAAATCGGAATGAAGGCTGGGAATATCAACAATATCCGAGCCGGACTTCCTCTCTTCGAACTCATCCTAGAAGCTACCAAACAGCCGTTTCAGGAAGTTGCCGCCAACTAACAACACACGATGACGGACCACCACGCTTTTATCAGAGACATCTCAATCGGCGTTGGTGGTCCGGCCATCGGCATTCTTGGAAACGCAGTATTCTCCGATCCGAATCTCAAGACTGTCTCATTGGCACTTGGCGCGCTCGCCGCGCTTCTCACTTGCGCCGTGAAAGCAGTAGAACTCTACCGCAAATTCAAAAACTACAAATGAACCCTAACATCGCCTCCCTCATCCGCCATGTCCTGACCGCTGCCGGTGGATTCATCGTTGCCAAAGGATTGGCCAGCGCCGATCAGGTTACTGAAATCGTTGGCGCTATCGTCAGCATCTTCGGTGTCGCCTGGTCGATCTTCAACAACAAGAAGAACGCCGACCAACAGCAATGAACTTCTTGGCCGACTTGGTGATGAAGTTGGTCATCTGGCTTCACGCGCTGACGACCAAGGACATTTCAAGTGAAGACGCAAAGAAACAACCTGATCTTAAGCGCGGTCTTCTTGATCGTGTGCGCGAGCATGAGCGTGAGCTGCGCGAGCAGAGTGATTTACGTCCCCCACGGTGAGCCTGTGCGCCTCGCTGAGGATGTTGAGGCTAAGGTTTGGGTGGTTGACGCGAACGGCAAAAACGTGCGTAGTAATAACCGCATCACCATCCATGAAGGTTGGTATGCACTTCCAAAAGAATGAGCAACAACGCACCGTATAAAGGTTCTCCCGCCGTCGGTGGTGGCAGCGGACCTTACAAGCAGTCTCCGCCGCCCAAGCCTCCAGTCAGGCCAGCGCCAGCGCCGGTTCCGAGCGGCAGTGGTCCGTACCGAGGTGGTAGCGGCCCGTATCGAGGTCGGTAATTCAAACGAAAATCCCCCGGTGGCTAAAAAACCATCGGGGGATAATTGTTTAGCGTCCGAGCGACTTCATCACGCTGGCGACAAAGTCCTCGCTCTTGGCGGCATTCGCATTTGCCGGTCGATAACCTCCAGATGTCGCCTTCGAGGTAACTCCCGGTTCGCTTCCGCGATACTTCGTCAGCTCGGCTTGTAGGCGCTTATTTACCTCAACCTGAGCATAGAGCAGTTCGCGGTACTTTGGCGCGGCAGCGGCCCACAAAGCGGCCTTAGCAAGATCCTCCTCGCTGTTCTCGCCGTTGAAGATTTGCTGGGCAAGGCTAAGTCGGCCATTCAATTCAGTGTTCCATTCCTCATCGTTCTCACGCGGCTCAAAGATTTCGAGCGAGCGAGCGTCGGTGGAAACCTTCTGCCAGGTCTTATTGGCCGACTCCAATGCAGCCTTCGTACCCTCCTCGTTGTCCTGCTTGTACTTGGAGATGACCGCATCGTAATCAGCCTTCGCCTCAGTCAACTCGGAAGATCGTTCGCCATTGATTTCATCGTACTTGACGATCAGCGCGCCGAGCTTGGCTTTCTTAGACGGCGAAAGACCCTCAACGATGTCGTCGATCTGAGAGTTTCGATAGTCGCTATCGGGTGATTTCAGGAGCGAAACAAGCCGTTCGCCATCAGTTCCGACAAGGTTCTTCACCGAATCGAACACCCCGGTAATCTTGCCTTCGTACTTCTTAATGAAGTCAGGATGGCGCTCAATGTCCAGCAATCGGACACGCTCGGAAAGCGCATCACGCTCTTCCTGCAAGGTCTTGAGCTGCGATTCAAATTGAGGGTTGGTAGACTTGCCAGCCTTCAGCTCGTCCAATTGCTTAGCCAACTGCGCCTTCTCCTCCTTGATCTTGCGAAAAGCGTCAGCGGCTTTCGTGGACTTGATCGTCTCAGGAATGTCCGCGTCGTCCGGCGCTGGCGAGGCAGGTTCGGCGGCGGCTTTCTTGCTGCCAAACATCCGCTCAATATCCATCTCGGATTTACTGAGCTTGGGCGGTGTATTGTCCGTCTTTTGCGGAGCCGGTGTTACCGCTTTATCGGCAGGAGCCGCGTTATCAGCACCGATTGCCTTGAAAGCATCGATGAACGAGCTTCCAAATTCTGGAGTCTGGTTATTACTGACGACAGGTGAGTTTAGTGGTTCTTCCATATTTTGTTAGTATTGCTTGTCAAATGTCGCTTCAGGTTCCTTCGCTGTTTCAAATACAGCCAATTTGCGAAGGTTTTCAAGACAATGCGCGTAGCCAGCGGTTACACCGGCAGCGAAAATAATGTCCGATTCCTTGCTTCCATGAGACGGCATCGGAACCGGAATGGATTCCGAAACGATGCGAATGGCCATCCGAATGATCGGATTACGCATAATCGCAGCAAGCTCCGCCTGTTGACCCTCGTCCTGCCAAGCGGAAATGTTTACCTCAGGCAGATTCAGAAGGTCCTGCTTCGCTTGTTTGCTCGGGTTCTTCGTCAAGCCTCTTAGCCAGTTCATTGTATTTAGACTGTTGGTTTCGTTTCAGTTTATGTCGTTCGGGAATCGGATCGAGAACATCTGTAAAGTTCAACGGCTTCTCTTTGTTGACCACATCGCGCTTCGGTCGAATCACCTTCGTCACCTCAAGCAAGTCGGCCAATGGCAGCTTCATGTAGCCGCAATCCACATCGTTGATGCCGTATGAGATGACGAAGCTGTTCTTTGCGCTGTCGAAGAAAGCGCCGCACGGGAACACGACCGCAGGCAATCCGGGCCACCAGTCCTGCTGATTTGTGCCGGTGAGAAGCGGCAACGTCGTCATGCGAGCAATGCGGAATGGAGCCTTGGCCTCGAAAGCGTATGCACCCATGTAGTAGCGGCGCTTGCCATTGATCCAGGGCAATGAACTGTGGAAGAAGGTCCAATACAAGCCGTCCGCGTAAATGGGATTCGTTCCGCCACGAACCTCGCCAAACTTCCAGAGCGGATTGAACTCCTCGGTGACGTATTCGGATTCCTTCTCTAAACGCCCATTAAGGCGTACTACGACATGAGGACTGGCCGAATACACCATGTGTGGCGCGTTGTCGTGGACGAAAAAGAGCCAGTTCTTTTCATGGCCATCATTGATCATGGCCTGCGCGTAGTTGTTGCCGTAGATCGGATCAAACCGGCCCACGTTCAGGAACTGCTTATCAACCAAGAACATCGCCTGATGCGCGTAGCTCTTGAACGGAACGAACGTGCAACAGCTCAGGCCGTACTTGTCGCCGAACTTCACGACACGCGGATCTTCGAACTGTTCGTTCGGATAGTTTGCGGTGAGTTGAAGGATCGACTTTTTTGTGGCTCGTAAATCTTTGCTCAGCTCGAAGGCCACGATGTCGTTCTTTTCGACGTAAACCTCCTCGTCCTTCTCGCGCTTGTTCCGGCAGCGACGAGTGAAGAGCATGATTCGTCCATCTGCCTCCTGCATGATGGCCGGATTGAAGTAGTACGTCCCGGTTTCAGCCGGAAGAACGATTTTGCCAACCTCCCAATCGGTCTGTTCAGCCAGCTTGGGGACATCATTTTTTGCGTAGCTCATTAGAAACTCTGCTGCGAATTTGACTTCATCGTATTGAGCAAGCCAATGATCGCGCTCCTCGCGGACCTCGGTCAGATGCTCTTCATGCTCCTTGGTGCGAATCTCAAGCGTTTTGCGAAGGTCTTCGATCTGCATGAGAAGATCCGCAGGACCATCGCCACCATTGGCGAAGCGTTTGAGTGCTTTGAGGCTGATGCTTCGGATTATGTCTTTCATCATGGATGCAGGTTTGCTCCATCTTGATAGGCCAATCTTGGAAGGATTCCGTAAAACTTCATGTGCGGAATTGAATCAACCAGCATCTGGATGTCGATTGGACACCAAACCTTCTGGTTTGTTTTCATCAGGTCGCAAGCACCGCTGTAGTTGACGTAGTAACAGTGAGTACACATGCCTCGCGTTAGCCGGTACACGTTTCCTCCGACGTGCTTATTTTCTTCGTATGGAGAAGCGCAACAGCTTCCGACGTAGATAACCTGCCAGTCTTCTGGAACATGATCCAACTCTTGCGCAAGCTGTTCTTTCCAGTTTTCAGACTCAAATTTGCAGTCGTCTTCAACGATCAGAAACGGCTGATCTTTCGGATATGCACCTGACTCAACAGCCCATTTAATGGCCGACCACACAGAGAAATGGCTGAGTCCAGCGACAATGGACTTTACCTGCATCCTGCCTTTGTCCTTGGAGTTGTAATACTCCGTTGAAATGCCGCAGTTGGACGCTCTGAAGCCGTAGATTGGAACCGCCTTGATTCCAAAGGATTCCATGTATTTGACGCATTCTTTTTCTCTTGGCCCTTCTGGGAGAGAAACGATGAACGTCGGAGATTTTTCGATGTCTATTTTAATCATGCTGGAACGATGTAGATTACTCCGCGCATTGCGCCGCAGGCTTTTTCAGCCGTGTTGTAGTAATGTTTGTATCCCCTACTTTTAACGCTGTAGATTTTGTCGATCTTGGGTTTGATCCACTCAAACGTGTATTCCTGACCGTTGTAGCCGTCGTAACCAAGGCCACCACCGGGAACCTTGAAGTCGTGAATCGCGATGACAGGAAGAAGCTCGTACTTGGCGATTGCTTCAAGCTCATCGAGCAACGGGCAGTACGAGTTCCAGTGTGCGTCGAGGAAAAAGATCGTGTCGTGTCCTACGCCTCGATGCGGAATGACGTAATCCAGCATCTTTTCACTTGAGCCGTGGAAAAGCTCAACGTGAACTTTTTCTTCAGAGAACTTCTTGGTGCATTCCTGAATCAGCCCATGATCGATTTCGCAAGAAACTGTCTTTCGAAAATTTCGAGCAAGCCAAACCGTAGTGTCCCCGTGGTTTGTTCCAGTTTCGACAGCAGTTGTAAGGCTGTACTTGTCGCGCAAATTTAGAAACTCCTGCTCAATGAACGTATCTCCGTTAAATGGTGAACCCATAATTTTTAGATTTGATTCAAATTTTCTCCATCAAAGTCAAAGTAATCGCAATCTCCAACTGGCTTGAATTCTTTTGCTCTTTGCCATAATTCTCTCTCTTCTTTTAGATTAAATGAGGCGTCTATTGTTTTGAAGTTTTTATCAACGTGCAGGTTTTTGTGTTCTAAATCGTTCATTATTTTACAAAAATAATCAGCAACTTCTTGATGTCTTTGATGATCTGTCTTAAAAGAACGCTTTGCGTAAAACTCATCAACGCAATTTACCTCGTTCCAATGCATTGCCTTATCTTCAATTATGAGGCAATTTTTATTGTAGAACATTGAATCTGCATATCCAGCAAGTTCAAGTCTGATTCCAAGATTGCAGTCCTCGCACCCGCGTCTTGCAAAAAACTCATCGTAACCGTTTACGCGCTCAAGAAACTCAAACGGAAAGCTGACGTTTTGACCAAAAATCCACCCGCCACCTATCTTTAGGTTTTGGTTTCCGATCTGACTGTTTCCACGATTGTCAAAATTCGAGCTGTTGTAACTTACTATCTTGTTGTTTGAGATTACGATGTCCGAAACTTTGTCGTAAGCTCCGCATAAGATAACCTTATCTTCAGCAGCTTTTCTGTGGTAGTTAAGCCATCCGTCAGCAAGCGCGCTAAGGTCGTCAACAAAAACAATATGTTCGTTTTCGGCCAAGACGATTCCCGTGTTCCTAGTCGCAGACGCATCGAAAAAGTTGGACTTGGTTTTCCTATACTTACCTCTCCAGATGGATGGCTTCGGAGGAGTATGAGTGTAGCCGAACCTTCCGTTCACGATTTTTGCGAGCTTTTCGGTCCGCCCTTCTTCGTGATGGATGAACGAGTCGATAAAAATTATCTGATCCGTTACAACACCGTCTGGATACTGGGAAATCAGAGTTTCAGCAAACCACTGAAACATCGGCTCGCGCCTGCATGTGATGTAAACGATTGTAATATTTTTGTTCATTTTTCACCCCTGTCGCGCCAAGTTAGACTCAGCAGTTGCGTTCGCTCGTTGAATGTCCGCCGTCGTCTTCGCATTCCGGCGAGCCAAATCGGCCATCGCCTTCGTGTTCTGACGCTCAATGTTTGCCATAGTCTCGGCATTCTGGCGAGCGATTTTCGATTGAACTTCCGCGTTCATCACGGCGGTCTTCGGATCAACACCCTGCTGAATCGCCATTGCCTGCTGCTGCTGCGCCATCAATTGAGCCTGCTCCTGAATCAACTGACCAAGCTGTTCGATGGTTTGACTAAGCATCTGCAACTGCTGCGTGTAAGCCTCGACCTGCGGCCTGCGCGTAGGATCGGTGGACAGGCGTTGCAGATGATCCTGAACGTGCTGACCGATACCTTGGAGAAAGAGAACAATCTCCTGCGGATTGCCACCCTGCTGAAGCGACGAAGCAGCCTCGTTCGCAGCCGCAAGATGCGTGTCGATGTGGACGATGTGATTCTGCGTATCGGTGACGACCGCCATGTTACCCTGGCGCAGCGATGAATGCTCAAGGACGGCCAGAGCGGTTTGATCTTGAATCTTCGAGGTCTGCAACTGACTTGGCAGATAACGATCTACCATTTGCTGACCAACCTGAGCGGCGATGTAGTCCTGCAAGAGGTTAACCTTGCCACCCTCAGGCAACGATCCAAGAAGTCCGAGGAGCGAGCCAAGAAGCTGTTGTTTAGCGAACTGAGAACCTTGGCCAACGGTGCGAGTCGCCTCAACGTAATCGATGTCCATCATGGCCTGCTGCGGAACGCCACGCTCACGGCAACGACGTTGGAATTCAATGGCGTCCTTATCCGAGCGAGTAATCGGATTCAGGTTTGGATTGGAGGCGCGGCGATACCGTTCCTCAAAGAAAGAATCAAGCTGCGCGTAATACCGGCTCAACTGCGTCTTACCGATTGCTGACTGCTGTGCCACGATGGCTTGGACTTCATAGGCCGTGCGCGGGTTGCCCTGCGGCTTGTTGAGCGATTGACGATACTGAGAGAGATTGCCTTGAAGAACATTCTCAAGGTCCGCGTTGACCGCCATAGGAGCATCCAGAACGCCAGCAATGTTTTGTTGAATGACTTCATAGTCGGGCGGGAGAATAGCATACGGTCCTTGTTGAACGACGCTCGTCTTGCTGAGCGCATTGGGGTTGAGGGGGCGGAAAAGAATCTGCGTCCGGGCGAACGCGCTATCGACCATTGAGCAGCGCAGGCGATTCTTCAGCTCCATCGCCTGGAGCATCTTAATGCCCAAGCCTTTGACGCCGTGATGCTCACCATCGCCACGGTCGTAGTACATCGGATGAATCACCTGCTCCCACTTTTTGAAGCGGCGCAACTTCCGATACATGAAGTTCTCGCTGTCACGCTCATCAATGATGCAGTGGCTGATCTGGCCATCAAATTCTTTGTAGAAAACATGACACATCAGTACCACCTCGGAACGAGCTGAGAAGGTGATGTCGTTCGAGCGAAGCTGACGCTGGAAAAACTCCCAGTCATACTGAACACCAGAACGATACGGCTCGGGCATTGCAGCGCGAATCCGCTGCCTCACATAATCGACATTCCACCCAGCGGCTACCGCTGCTTTCTCGTCCTGAATCTTCTCGAACAGGTCATCAACACCCATGCGAGTGCGGACGCAGGCCACCTTCCAATCACTGACATTCGACTTGGTTCCATCAGGAACAAGAAGATCCGTCGCCATGATGGCTTTGCACCGCCAGTTGGTGCTGTCTTCAAAGATCAGCGGACCATCACCAATCAAAACCATCTCGCGCTGAGAGAGCTGAACGATGTAATCGAAATCTTTGTCGAGCTTCTGAAGCCGGTCGAACTCCTCGGTGATGATCTTTGACCAATCCTCCCGCTTATCCATGTCATTGCCGTAAGCGGTGCGAATGTTTGCGTAGGTCGGAACCTCAGCAAACACATCGTAGAAGGCACCCATGGCCAACGAAAGAAATGCTTCCGACTCGCGGAAGTTGACATTGGTTCGGAACGCTTGGTTGTTACGTCGAAGCTCTGCCGGATTGTATGGCGGGTTGCCATCGACTAGACCGCGCAGCTTAGCCCGAGTGCTATTACGAAGCTCGTCGGCCATAATGAGCTTCTGGAAGATTTCACGCGCTGATGCCGCGTCGGCTATGCGCGTTTCTGGCGCTTTACCGTCTTCGTTGAGGGTTTCAAGCGGCAGTTGGGCTAGGTTTCCGTACATGGTCGTTTTTTCCAGCAGTGGGCCGGAAGGTTTTTGTTCTCTGTAGCGTCCGTAAATTTATGGAGCGTTTCAATGGGAAACCACACCATGCTTCTGATAAAGCAACCGCAAAATTCGCAGCTTTGAAGGTTTTCGTCTAAAGGTGTGCTGCCATGCTGGGAAAAGGTTTTGACCGCTTCTTTCAGCACCCGAGCGTTGCATCCAGTGCATCCAAGCGGCTTACGGTTGTAGATGCATGTCGAGCAGATTGACGCTCTTCGAGTCGCTTCCGCTTGGCTTACTTTGCCGCCGCCCACGGTCAGACCGTGCAAGAGGCTCATGCTAAAGCGGATTACATCGCCAATTTGCAGGGATTTACGGCCTTCTGGCTTACGGATTTCAACTTCGTTGTACATACAGTCAGCACCGTTACGACACGCATACTCGGTGATTAACGTGTCGAGATTTTCGGGAATTTTAATCGCGTTGGCGGTGTAATGGTTACGAACGAACCCGTGGAGCTGCGGCCAAGATCCTGCCATGATTTCAATGCCGGTTTCGGGAACACGATAATGCCACCCGCCAGGTATGACCATGTGTTCGTTCAACACTTTGTATCCGGTGACGTTACTGTTCATAAGTCTTCGTAATAAATTGAATCAGCATCTCGAACGAGTTTTTCCCAGACCTTATCCATTCTGCTTGCTCGCGGTTCAAATGCGGCGGTTTTGCGGACTAGATCAAGCAAGACTACAGCAGCGTCGGCCAAGTCGGGCGATTTTCCGGTTCGTTGCTTCATCACAGTTTTGGATTCGACGCTTATCTTTCGCTTGGAATCGTCGAACATTCGACCGCAAAACTCTTGCAACGTCTCGATGTCCATACCACCAACACGTTCCTCGACTACCCACTTTCGCATCGAGAACCAGAGTTCTGTCACCTTGCGGTCGTATGCTTCATTGCATGGCCGACTATCCTCGTCGCTGACCGGGATGGTTGACGGAGAACCACCAAACTCAACGCGATGAACCACGCCCCATTCGCGGGTCAAAATGTCGGCCAAGCCGCCTCCTTCACCGCTTGAATCCAGAGCGAATTTGTCCGGTGCAACGCCGCGCTTGGCGCATTCCTCTTTGACTCGATTGGCTATTTGGTAATGCACCGGCTCGGTCAGCGCAGCATTCGGTGAGATTTGAACTACATCGCCAAAGAGTACGCTCGCCTTGTCGTTTGCGGTGCCAATCTTGGCAAAGCGGAGAACGCATCTATCGCCACCAAAGCCTGGATCGAGTCCGGCAACAATTTGGACATTGGTCGTAAACACCAAGTTTCTTGTAGGTGTGTGCGTCTCAATCAGTGATTCGGACAACACCGTCTTGACCATGCCGTCAGGACTCCAGAATCCGCGTGTGTATTTCCAGAACGTAGGGCTTTGCTCGCCCTCATGTCGCATAGCCGACAAAACCTGATCCTGCGTAATGAGGTACGGGTACTTCGTTCGCCCTTCGCTGATATTGGGCGACTTCATGCCGTCGAACCGTCGGCACATCCCGCGTTCGGTCAGCCAATGCTGATCCTCAATCGTGACACTGCGCCAACCCTTTGCCGGTGTGCAGAAGCGTCCGTGCGGATCGTACTTTGAAGCAGGGTTTCCGATGACCAGCATCTTGAATTCCCGGCAACCCTTGGAAAGGTTTGTACAAGCCTCGAACGCTGCCTCGGGGGTGTCCGTTGCTTCGTCGATGATGACCATCACTCGCTCCGCGTGAATACCTTGAATGTTGGCCACGGCTTTCGAGGTGTTACCTTCGGCGACGGCGATAGCGGAAATGGAATGGCGGTCGTCACCTTTGACAGCCTGTAAGGCCATTTTGGAATCGACCATGTTGCCTGGGAACCCGCGAGATTTCCGAACAAGATCCTGAAGATTAGCCCACATACGTTTTCGGATCATCTTTGCCGTTGTAGACGTGAGGACAACGGTTGTCTTGGAAGGGTTGGCCAACCACCAAACGGTAGCGAAAAGTGTTGCCCCAAAGGTCTTGCCGGACGCGCCGCATCCCGCCCATCCAACGTAGTCGTGTTCGCAGAGACTTTCGACTTGAGCTTCAAGCCACGGATTCCAGCTCATCTTTGGCCAAAGCATTTTGGTGGCGTTAACAAAATGGTCAAAAGTACCCAGTCCGCCCTCATTGGGCTGGAGCCGGTTTCGGAATGCGTAAAGCTCTAGCTCAAGGTCGGGAATCTTGACCGGAGAACGAATTCCATACTTGTGCTGAATCAGTGGATGCTCAGTGGTTTGATCTGCCATTTTGACCTTGCGTTAAAGATTCGTGGATTCAGAGTTTTAGGAAGGTTATGCCTTCGCAACCATACTTCGGTTCATCCTGCTCGTCACCATGTGTGACGACTACCGAATGCCAGCCTTCAGGTGATGATTGTGCCATTATTGGCGTAATGACCATCAAAATTGGGGAGCAGTTTTCTGTTTCGCTCTTTGTTCCGGCGAATCCTCCGATTTCGTGGGCTGGCATTGTCGGGTACTCTCAGATCAGGGATGCTTCAGATTTTCTCCTCTACAATTTTGGAACGGTTGCCGGAACCGTTGATGGCAGTGGCAATGCGACAATCAACTTTGTGGCATCTGGTGCGTCCACCGCAATCTGGCCTGCTGGAACGTACTACGTTGATTTTTCGTTCGCGGTTGTGCCGACGTTTGGCCCGAAAACCACCGAAACCTACAAACTCATCGTCTGTGACGGAATCACAGTCATTCCATGAGTAGCTACGACATCTCCATTCAATTTGACGGAGCTGGAGTCGTATCAACGATTTCTGAGAACGAGCTGGATTACACTATAAACGTTGTAAACGTCGTTTACACAGCCCCAACAGTTACGAGCGTTGGCGTTTCTGGCGGAGCAACCGGACTCACTGTTTCGAATTCTCCAATCACCACAAGCGGTGTGATGACAATTGGAGGAACTCTTGCAGTTGCAAGCGGAGGTACTGGGGCAATTACGACTGCTTCTGCGCGGTCAAATCTTGATGCTCAGAAAACAATCACAAGCGGAACCGCATCGCCATCTGGCGGATCTGACGGCGACATCTACCTTCAATACATCTAATTTATGGCAGACAACGTAGGATACACACCCGGAGCCGGTGCGATAGTGGCCGCTGACGACATCAGCGGAGTTTTGCATCAGCGTGTTAAAATTGGCGTTGGAACCGATGGCGTTGCGGTTGATGTGTCGTCCAGCAATCCCATGCCGGTCAGCGGCACAGTGACAGCCAACACCGGATTAAGCCAGCCATTGACGGATGCACAGTTGCGAGCGGCTACAGTTCCAATTTCTGGAACGGTGACAGCCAACACCGGGTTGTCTCAACCTCTGACTGACAGCCAGCTTCGAGCCGCAGCCGTTCCGGTTAGTGGTACTTTTTTTCAAGCGACTCAACCTGTCAGTATCGCAGGGTCTGTTCCTGTTACAGGTCCGTTGACCAATGCCCAATTAAGGGCATCCCCGGTCGAAATTGATGCCGCATTGCTTCCGCTGCCTTCTGGAGCTTCGACGGAAGCCACTTTAGCGGCTGTCGAGGTGGATACATCTGCCATTGCTTCGTCGGTTTCCAGTATCAACACCAAGACGGCAACGCTGGTTTCCGGTCGAGTTCCGGTTGATGGGTCGGGTGTTACTCAGCCGGTCAGTGGAACATTTTGGCAGGCCACCCAACCCGTTTCTGCCGCCGCTCTTCCGCTTCCCTCTGGCGCTGCCACGGAAACCACTTTGGCAGCCGTCGAAGTGGACACAACGTCCATTGCGTCATCGGCATCTGCCATCAATGGCAAACTTGCCGCGCTATCGACCCGCGTTCTCGACAACGAGTCATCTGGAGCGCCTGTACGCGCAATCGGCCAGGAAATCTGGAACGTGTCTTTTTCCGAGGTCGGAGCGTCGGTAATCTCGGCCCAATTTCAGACCCCGCAAACAGGCACAGGCGTCTCTTATTCTCAAGCATCTGGTGCGCTGGCTATCGTTGCTGGAACTACAACCAACGCCGAGTTTTTCACGCGCTCCACAACCGCTTGGCGCGGCGCAATGCGCCTGAAGTTCTCAATCGTTGCCAGTCAACGCATTGCGAACAACAACTTGGCCGTCATGCTGGCCGATCTTGTTGGCGAAGGACTTGCCGTCACGATCAACTCGGCTACGAGCATCACAGTCACGCAAGCGGGACACGCTTTCACCTCAACGAGCGTCGGTCAGTTTGTGCAAGTGGGTCGAATTGTTGGTGCTGCTGGTGTTCCCGGCCGTTACGCCATCGCCTCGGTTGTCGCTGGCACTTCCTACAACCTGACCGTTGCTGGATGGCCTGCTTCTGGTAGCTGCACGGCAACGATCTTTGGACACAGCTACGTCCGCAATCTTGTCACCGGAACGACGGCGACAGCAATCAACGTTGACGCTCAACGCCGTGGATGGGCGCAAGGCGACACTGCCGCAACAATTAATACAACGGCTTCTCCCGGCACGATCATCACTTGTGAGTTGACGGGTCGTGAAGTGTTCTGGGCAGATCAGCTTCGAGCATCGTCGACTACACCAAACATTGTCGTAAAAGCCAACCGCCTCGAAAATATCCCCGACGATAATCTCGACCTTTACCTGTTCGTCTGGTCATTCAACGGCACGACTGCGCCAGCCTCCTCGACGACATGGACCATGTCGTTCTGTTCGATTGAGAAGTTCGCCAATATGCCCGTTTACATACAGGGCAAAAGGGGGCAAGGCACGATGAACGGGGATTCGGTGTTTATTCAAAGCGGCACTGTAACCACCGTAACCACCGTCACCACAGTTACTGCCGCCAACCTTAACTTTCCCGGCATCATTGCGGACGTGGCATCGGCTGCACTAACTAGCACCGCCACCGCTGGCCCATTCACACCAACGTTCGGCACTTGCTACAGCGTCAACATTCCGGTGACGGCAATCAGCGGAACTCCGACGCTCGATGTGGCTATCGAAGAGTCTGATGATTCAGGCACCAACTGGTTCAAGGTTTACGACTTCCCGCGCATCACAGCGACGGGTATGTATCGCTCTCCGGTCATGCGTTTGGTCGGAAATCGTGTCCGCTACGTTCAGACCGTGGGAGGCGGCACTCCGTCGCTTACGCGCTCAATTAACCGTCTCCAGTCCAGCACCAACAACGAGGCGGTGCGTCAGTTGATTGATCGAACCATCAGTCTCACTACGCTTAACAGCACGACACCAAGCCTCGATACCCGTGATTGCGGAAACCGCGCTCAGTTGGTCATCAACGTCGGCGCAATCACGACAACTGCGCCGGTCATCCAGATGGAAGGTTCCGACGACAACGGTGCTTCATGGTACAGCATCGGTGCGGCTCTGACCGCTGTAGCCAGTTCAACCGTTCAGTTGACCGTGGTAGACATCAACGCTGCTTTGATGCGCGCTAGGGTCAGCACGGCTGGTGTGGGCGTCACGGCTGGCTATGTGATGGTCAAGGCGCACGACTGATAAAAATGCTTCTCACCCTTCTTTCAAACCAAGGCTCTACGCCATCCAACAAGCTCTGGATCAAAATATCTGGAACTTGGAGGGAAGCTATTACTTGGATCAAAGTTTTGGGCGTTTGGAAGCAGGCTGACCCCAAGATTAAAATTGCAGGAATCTGGAGATAAGAGGACTGTTTTTATATGAGCTGCAACACTCCATACGTCGTCAACATTCCTGGCCCACGCGGCGCGGCTGGAGCGAATGGAACCAACGGTACGAACGGTGTTGATTCGTTCACCTACACGACCGCTTTATTTTTGGTTCCAGCACTTGGAGCAAACGTCGTTGTTCAGGTTGGTAACAGCTCGTTCCTGCCGGAATCGATTCAAGGTCAGTTTTTTGTTTCCGTTCAAGGGTGCGGATACATGCAGGTTTTGGATGTCGTTGGGTTGAATGTTACGCTTAAAAACCCAGCGGCAGGAGTTCTTGGTGTTGCGAATGCGATTCCAACCACTCCGATTCCTTCCGGTTCGCTCATTACTCTTGCTGGAGCTGTTGGACCGCAAGGTTCACCTGGTGTATCCGGCGGCGCTCCGGTTGGCGCGTCCTACATTTGCCGCACTGCGGATGGAACGCTGACAAACGAGACTGCTCTCGATTCATTGGCCGCTGGATACGTTAAGACTCAAGGGTCGAGCGGCTTTGGCGCGGTTTCGACGGTTGCCACGATTCCCATTGCCGATGTCACCGGCACGGTTCCGATTGCTCAAGGTGGCACAAACCTGACGACCGCCCCCGCGAACAAGATTCCGGTCGGCGACGGAGCGGCTTATCTTCAGAAGGAGATTGTCGGAACGGCTCCGATTGTCGTTACGAACAGCGCCGGAAACATCACGCTGTCAGCTCCGTCGATTGCTTCGTTCAACTACGTCACGTTTACGCGGAGATTGACCGGCAGCAACTTGATCGTAGCTGCAACGACCAAGAATCCGTTTAGCCTCACGGACTTTCCTGTTGGATCTTGGGCAAACCTAGATCCGTCTTCAGGATTTGTCGCTGCGACTGGTCGATTTGTGGTTCCGTACACTGGATACTACAAAATTGAAGGTCTGTTCAATCTTCTTGGTAGTGGCGGCGTTGCTCGGGTTGTTGTTTTCTTGCGGAAAAATGGGTCAAACATCTTTCAAACGCTTGATTTCAACGCCACTAACGCATCCCCACAATCGTTGCCTGCTATGTCGTTTTCTTACGTCGATCAGGCGTCTGTAGTTGGCGATTACTACGACATCTTGATTCAAACAACTTCACACGATGTAAGCGTCGAAACCGGCTCCTCATTCTCTGTCCAACGAATTCAGGCTTAAACCATGAGCGAACGCGCACCACGAAGGTACACGGACGGATCTGTCACCTTTGAGGGTGGCATTGACGCTGGCGTGATGCCGTCTGAAGTGGACAAGAATCAGGTGGCGTTTGCGGTCAATGCCAACTTCCGACAGGGGTTTGTCTCATGCCGCCCCGGTTTTGTTCAAAAGGATTACGACCTGTGCGTCAGCATTACGGCTGACAACGATCAGATAACCGCTGACCAGACGAACGTGACGGCGGACGGGTGGGCAGAAGAGTGCTACGGACCTCAGTCGCTAACCGGCACGTTCCAATGTGCGCTGCCCTACATTGCTGACGATGGACGCACGTTCATCCTGATGCTGATCAGTGGTAAAGTGTGGCTTTACAACTGCCTTCAGAATACCGCTCAAAATCTGTCGGTTTCTCCAAGTCTTGAGAATCCTTCCAACCTGCTCGATGGCTGGATGGTTCAGGCTGAGAACTTTGTTGTCATTCAGGATGGATTCAGCAGGCCGCTGATCTTCAACGGCACGAATCTTCGCCGTTCAAGCGATGACGAAATCAAGACCGGCAAGGTTATGGCCTACGTCAATGGCCGCATCTGGTACGCACTTCCAGATGGATTCTCTTTCCGCGCTACCGACATTGTTTATGGGGATGGAACGCGAGCGAGTGTACTCAAAGAAACCGAGAACACCTTCCTTAATGAGGGCGGAGACTTTGCGGTTCCGTCGGATTCAGGCGGCATCACAGCGATGGCTATACCAGGCGATCCAGACACCTCGCTCGGTCAAGGTCCGCTTCTAGTCTTCACGCCTCGATACGTCTTCTCGGTTCAAGCTCCTGTTGATCGTGATACATGGAAGAACTTGAGCTACCCGATTCAAGCCATCAGCTTGCTTACGAGCGGCGCGCTTGGTTCTCGGTCTGCCATCACTATCAATGGCGATGTCTTTTACCGTGCTGTTGATGGCGTCCGCTCGTTCATCATCGCTCGCCGTTCGTTCACCGACTGGGGTAACACCCCGATCAGCAGCGAGATACTGAATGTCATTGAGAACGATCAGACGAATCTCTTGTGGGCCAGTTCTGCGGTTGTGTTCGACAATCGCCTCCTGATGACCTGCCAGCCTCGGTACAATGCCGAGGGAGTTATTCACAAGGCGTTGGCGGTCTTGGACTTTGACCTAATTACGTCGATGCGGAAAAAGTTTCCGCCTGCGTGGTCTGGAATCTGGACCGGACTCAATTTGCTTCAGATCGTCAAGACTGAGAACGCCTACGGCGATCAGTGCTTCTGCATCGCTCGCGGATCAGATGACTCGATTCAACTCTGGGAAGTCACGAAGGGTGATAAATTCGACAACAACATTCCCGATGGTAAGAAAGAAATCGAGTGGATGGTTCAGACTCGCGCCTACAACTTTGAGGTTCCGTTTGGATTGAAGCGCCTAGATTCAGGCGACTTGTTCGTCGATTCGCTTGAGGGTGATGTCTCCTTCAATGTCACTTATCGACCTGACCAGTATCCTGGATGGATTGAGTGGACCGACTTTGCTGAGTGCGCGACGACAACTCAGTGCCTTGATCTTTGCCCGATTACGAACTTCAAGCCGCAGTATCGCCCGAAGATGCGTTTCCCGACGCCTTCGGATCTGCCGTGCAATGAAACGATCAGCACCCCGGCTCGCAATCTTTACGAGGTTCAAGTGATGCTTGGTATCATTGGGTATTGCCGGATCAAGAGCTTGCGAGTTCATGCTTACGATGTTCAGGAGCCGAGTGTCGGCGATTGCCGCACGGTATTCCCTGCATGCACCCCGCTCGATGTCTGTGACATCAACCCGCTGATCTACACCTCGGAATCCGTCAACCCATAGAAACAGAATGCCAAACCTTACGCTCATCACGCTGACGCCCCCGAGTTTGCCAATCGGGTATTGTCCGACCAACTACCAACAGTTGGCCAACGATGTCATCAGTGGCACCCAGGCGACGTTCAACAGCACGATTGGAAACTCGTTCTTCAACTTTGGTGCTTCTGTTCCAACGCTGAACAATCAAGTTTACCCGTGGCTGGATAACAACGGCAACTGGTGGGTTTTTCAGGGAGGTTATTGGGCGAGACAAAACCCTGTTGCCGCCGGTGGAAGCGAGCGTCGCATCTTCGTTGGAACAAGTGCCGATGTCCTTTCATACGACGGCGGCGATGGGGCGGTTTACTCTGGCAATCCTTACGCCGGTTCAATGTGGGCTATCGACACCGCATTTGAAGCTCGATTCCCGGTTGGAGCTGGCACGTTTGCGGCGAGTGGAGTTGTTAGCGTCAATGGAACGACCACCTCGACTGCTGCTGCCGGTGAGGACAAGCATACGCTTGTTACATCGGAAATGCCGTCGCATACGCACCAGATTCTCGACCAGTACATTAACCTCGCCCAGCGCGGATCGGCTGACACAAGTGTCTTCAGTGCAACGAATCGCTCGGAAGGAGTGGCCAACCTGTTGCCGACCACTTCGGTTGGTGGCGATGCGGCCCACAACAATCTTCCGCCGTTTTACGGTGTTTACTTTATCAAGCGAACTGGTCGAGTCTACTACACCAAATGAAGCTGATCGTCCAAGATATTAGGTCCACGATTGCTCGGGCTATCGGCGTCTGCGTCGATGACGCTCGCGTTTACGAGTACATCAATCAGGCGTGTCGAAGGCTTCTGCACAAAGGTCTTTGGGCTGGATCTTACGGACGCTTCACGGTTACAACAGTTGACGGATGCATCACTTGGCCGCGAGCGATTGAAACCATCGAGGCGGTGGCGGATTGCTGCGGCACAGGGTCTGTAAGGAATCAATGGTATGAGTTCCAAGAAACCGGATTTGGTCTGCTCGGAAGCTGCAACCCGTGCGCGGGAAAACAGCTTGTTGATCGTGGTACTGTCGTTTCATACCGCGATATGTCTGGGGGCATCAATAGTTACATTCGAGTTTATCCTGGCGATGCTTCAGACAATGGGAAAACGATAACGCTCCAAGGCTACGACGCGAACGGGCAATGGATTCGCACCCAATCCGGTGGCGTGTGGATTGACGGCGAAAAGCTGACGCTCGCGTTGCCGTATGTTCAGTCTTCCAAGAAATTTACCGCACTGACCGGAGTCATTAGGGAGGCAACAAATACCGCATCTCGGCTTTACGAGTACAACCAGACACTTTTTGCCGAGTTGGATATGGAAGTTTACGACCCTGATGAAACTTTGCCGCAGTATCGCCGAAGCCTCTGGACTGGTCGAAACAACGATTGCTGCACCCAGACCGTCACAGTCATCGGCAAGATGCGTCATATCAACGCGACGAGCGTCAATGACTACCTCATTCCGCCGAGTCCCGACGCCATCAAACTGATGGTCATGGCGATTCGTAAGGAGGAGAACGATTTGATTCAGGAAGCAGTGGCCTACGAAGCCAAAGCGGTTCAAGCTGTGCAGGAACAGACGATGCAGTATCTGGGTGACGCAGTCGCCACGATACGCATGGTAGGCGTCGGATTGAACGGCGGAGGGTTTTCTCAATGGTTCTGAACCAAAAGGATAATTTATGGCAATAGGAATTGGAGCTGCACTTTTGGGTGGAGCAGGAATCTCGGCAGCGGGAAGCCTGCTCGGCGGACTTTTTGGTGGCAAGAAGCCAAAGGTTCCCGAGCTGAAGCCAATTAACTTCGAGCAGGAGCAGACCAATGCTATCCGGCAAAACATTGCCGCGCTTGAGCCTGCCACCAAGTTGGCCGAGAAGACTACATCCGCAGAACAGTCATTGCTTGAAACTCAGCTTCGCCGTGCGATTCCAGGCTATGACCAGATCGTTCAGCAGGCTGGGCAGAATATCGGCGCAGCCTTGCGCGGTGAGCTTTCGCCCGAGGTTTCCGCTCAAGTTCAACGCTCGACTGCTGGACGCGCTCTTTCTGGTGGATTTGGAGCCGGTTCTGGATTTGGACGTTCGCTTACCGCTCGCGACTTGGGTCTGACATCCATGCAGATCCAGAATCAGGGTCTTGCTCAAGCGCAGAACTTCATCCAGCAACAGCGGACTTTTGGCATGGCTCAACCGTTCTCGGTAAGCAGCATGTTCATCACGCCGTCTCAACGGATTGGGGCGTTGCAGGAGCAACAGTCCAGAATGTACGGACGCGATTTGACTGCTGCTCAAGTGGCTGCTGCTCCGTCGCCGATGGCTCAAGCTGCTCAGACTGCCTTCACTAATTTTGGTGGAACTGTTGGTGGCGCACTGTCGCAGTATGGTCTTTCCAACGCATTGATGTCTGACTACTCCAACATGATGCGCCAAACGCCTCAAATCGATGTTCCGAATCTGATGGCTCCGCCGCCTTCAATGTCCGCTCCTAGTGTCAGATTCGGACCTTAAAAAGATCATTCTATGGCCGACCAATCTCTTCAAGCATTTCAGCTAGGTGCAAACCTGTTCGACCGCGCACAGACGCAGGCGCGGATGATGGAGCAGTTTCAGGTGCAGACGGCTGATCAGATCATGCGCCAGCGTCAGGCGGATCTTCAGAACAAGATTCAGTCGAAAGCGTATGCGGATGCGCTTGCAGAGTCGGAGGCGCAGAATCTGGAATACGACGCTTTTCAGAACTTCAACCAGCAGGTGTCTGATTTTTTGAACAGCACTACTGAAGGTGCTGCGATGCCAGCTCTTCCGAGATTCAAATCGAAGCAATTCAATCAAGAGGCGACACGTTTGGTAAACGGTCTTGAGCCGTATTCTGCTCGCGCTGAACTGATTAAAAAGCAGGCCAAACTTGCCACATTCACAGATCAGCTTGAGGCAAAACGAATTGAGGATGCTCGAAAATATGGTGCATTAACGCGCACCGCTGATGGAAAGTACGTCATTGATGATGCGTTAATTGCTAAAAAGCGCACGGAAGAAGAGCAGCTTGGGAAAGCGTCGAAACTTGGAACTTTGGGGCGTCTTGGAAAAAACACCGTTCAGAGCATGATCGACTCTGGGCAGATTCCTCAAGAAATTGCTCCTCAAGCTCTTCTTGCTGCCGAAAGTTTCGAAAAATCAAAGACCGGAGCAGTCGGTAAGAATACGGATCTGTTTATTGAAGCTGCAAAGGCTAAGGCGTCAGCTTCAGGTCAAGAGCTTACGCCAGTCAAGGAAGCTGAACTGAGGAAGACATTTATCGGCGGAGGTGGACGTCTCAAGCCGCTTGAAGCTAAGACGGCCACAAAGCTGGAGGACGAGTTTGCCGTCATGGAAACGATTGACTCTCTTCAAGACGGAATCGCCGCGTTTGAGAAGCAGTATCCCGGCAAAAAGTTTACAGATTTTCTTGGGGCAATACCCTCAACTGAAATCAAAATTCGTTCGTTGATTCAAACCGAAAAAGATCCAATGAAGCAAGACGCTTTGGAGTTGTTGGCCGACTTCATGGGCGTCGTTAATCGCACCGCAAGAACCACTTCCGGTCTAAACGTCACCGAAAGTGAAGGCAAACGAATCGCTCAGGAAATCGGCGGATCTTTCGACAAAAACTCGCTCATCAAACTTGATCGATTCAGGAATCGAATTGAGCGGAGTGCGCGTGGAACCATTGGGAGAAACATCGACAAGGCTCTTCCGTCATTCTACGAACGTTGGTCCACGACTCCGTTTGGGACGCGAACTACGGCTGCATACTCTGCTCCTGGCGTTTCGTTCCAATCTACGGAGCAATCGACCGAATCGATGAGCCTTGAAGATATGCAGCGTTTGATTCAGCAGTTGAAGGCAGAGAACGAACAGTAATAAAAATATGCCATTATCACCTGAAAAAGCTGCCCTGCTTCAACGACTTGAGTCGGAAGTTGCTCGCCGAATGGCGTCTAGCAACGCTGTTCCGAATCAACCTTCAGTTCCTCAAGTTGAAGCTGCTGCTGTTGTTGGATCGACTGCTCAGCTTGGTCAGGCGGTGAATCGCGCTGCAACCGTCGGAGAGATGCACCGCCGTGAAGAGCAGGGCCTTGTTTCCGCACTAACGCCAGAACAAGTTAAACAGGCCACCATGAGCGATGCTGCTCGCATGGGTCAGGCGATGCAGGAGGAAGAGGCTCGACTTGCTGCGGCGGGTGCGCCGTCGATGTTTGATGAAACTGCTCCGACCAAAGAAGAGGTTTCACAGGGTGTCAGATATGGAACCGGCCCGATTCTTCAGGCTATGGGCGTACCGCTTCCCGTTGGTCAGGCAATCGGAGAAACTGGCTATCAGTTGATGTCCGGTGAAACGAGTCCTCGAAAGATTGCCGCTGCGGCAACTAAAGAGGCCGTTACTTCGTTGGGTGGAGGGGCGGCTAAGTTTCTGCCAGGACCGATTAGAAGAAACCTTTTTGAAACTGGGCAAACTCTTTTGAGTGCTGCCGCAAAAGTTCCTATTCAGGGAGCTATGCGCGGCGTTGCTGGCGAGGCTGCAAGAACAGTGGTTGCCGGTGAAAAATGGGATGAAAACGCTCTAAAAAACATTCTGGAATCTGCAAGGGATTACGCCGTTGGAGAAACTGCCGGAAGTTTGGTTGGAAATGTGATTGGTGCTGGATATCGAAAGTACAAAAAGCCGGATGGCAGTTTTCTCGGAGAACTCAACCGACCTTTTTACGATCAGTTTCAGAAGAACATCACTGAGAAAGAAGGTGAGCTTGCTGGCAAGTTGGCTAGGGCATATCGCGCTGATGAGAATCAGGTGAAAGACGTTCTTGTTCAGTCTTTCAAACAAAACTCAACAAAGTCTGGACAAGAGTTTGCTGACGCAACCATTGCTGATGTTGAAAAGGTCTTCGGAAAATTAGACGACGAAACGACCACTGCGTTCAACAAGTTGGCCAACGACTACGATAAGATGGAGTCGTTGACGCTTGGCGATGCTGTCGGTGCCGTTAAAAGCACGGCTCAAGGTGTTTACGAACGTAAAAACGAAGCGTTCGCAAAAGAATTTGACGCTTTCAGAGCAGATCCTCGCGTTCAGTCCAAGGATTACGAAAAGTCCATGGCTAGAGGCGGCGAATTGTATGGCCCTGCAACTGGCAAGAGTTTGGCCGACTTGTGGAAGGAGCAGCAGGACGCTGCAAAAGCCATTAAATGGGGTGAGCCTGTTAAAGCTGGAACTGGCGACCAGTGGGCTGCGTACAATCAAGCAAAGTCGAAGTTTGAAAACGCTCTTGGTGAGTTTCAGAAAAGATTCCCAGATGATCCTCTGATCAAAAACTTCAAGGATTTGAAGGAGAGGTATTCTGGATTCATGGAGGACTACAACACTACTTTTTCGAAAGGAATTTTGAAGGATGTAGGTGAACAGGGAGGATCTTGGTCTTCAATCATAGAATCTCTTAGCGGAAAAGATGGGCCTGCAAAACTTAAGCAGCTGAAGGGGATTCTTGCGGAAGATTACGATGCCGTTAAGTCGAAGATTGGAAATCGAATTTACAACGATCTAAACGTTGGCGGTCAGTCCAAGTTTCTCGACAATCTTGAAAATGTACTCTTCAAGAGGTCCAAAGGTCTTCAAAAGGAGGTGCTTGATGAATTCTTTCCAAACGTAACTCAGGAGGGAATCGATCAAGCAAAGGCTGCTTTGAATGCGTCTTCCAAGAGTTTTGCTGAAGATTTTAGGAAGGCTTCTATTGGAAAGGCGGAAGGTGTCATTGCTTCTCCAAACGTCGTTCTTGAGTTCCTAAACAACTCAAAAGAAAACGTTTCGAGAGTTAAAAATGCTCTTAGCGCCGAGACTTTGGCTGACACGCAAAATGCGTTGTTGTCTCAAATTGTGAGCGATGCGAGCAAGAAAGGCCCAATTACGGCAAAGTCATTCAACCAATCTGCGGAGTCGTGGCAAAACGCTTTGGATGGCGTTTTCGGAACTGCCGGAAAAACAAAGGTGGATGAAATAGCTAAGGCGCTTGAGGTTGCCGAAAAGAACAAGACATCGCTTATCTCTAAGCTGCTTCCAGGGATTGCCGGAACAGCCGCATTGGTAAAGGGGACTGCTGCCGCCGGTCCGTTCTTTGGTGTTGCGGGTGGCGAAAGAGCTTATCGCTGGACTGAAAAGCTCCAGTCCAAGCTCGCTGGGTATCTTTTAGACAATCCAAACTACCGATCTGTCGTCATCAAGCCGTTCGATCAGCTAACCAATGCTGAGACTCGAATGCTAGACAACGACATTCCGATGATCATCAGGAATCTGACGGTTAAAGAAGTTATGTCAGGCGAATGAAAACCTCCCTCTCCAAAAAAGGTAATACCCATCAGGGAAAGAAGGTGACGCTCAACAAGCCGTTCTACACTCCTGGCGAGCGGAAGAAGAGTGCTGTCTACGTCAAGAACGACAACGGTAACGTCGTTAAGGTTCGCTTTGGAGACGCCAACATGACGATCAAGAAGTCGAATCCTGAGCGTCGTAAGAACTTTCGCGCGCGGCATAACTGCGCCAGTGCGAAGGACAAGACGACGCCTAAATTTTGGAGCTGCGCCGCATGGGGCTTGGCATTGATTTTGTCGGTTTTAACCTCAAACCCTATTTGAATTTATGGACAAGATGAAACTTGGCGGTGGCGGACGTTACGAGAAGCTCGTTGGTCAGCTTGAGAAGAAGGGTGTTAAAGATCCGAAGGCTCTTGCGGCATCCATTGGCATGAAAAAATACGGCAAGAAAGGCTTTTTGTCTCTTGCCGCGAAAGGCCGTCGCCGCGCTCTGCGTGAAGCTAAGGCTAACGCTTAGGATATCGACCTTTGGAGTACGGCTTTTTGGCCGACTCCTTATCCACGACAAACTTCTCAGGTTCCGCGTAGTTCCATGAGATGTCGCCGCCTGTGCCACGCTGGATCATAATCGATCCGGTGACTTTTCCGTCCTTGTCCGTCATGCCGGAACGGTCAGCCCGTTTCGCCATTCCGAGCATGAACTTGCGCGGGTTGTTGAAGCCAACCTCCTTCATCACAATCACCTCTCTCGCCCAGTTCGTTAGATCGGACGATCCGAATCCTGAGTAGGCCAAATCTGCCACGCTCTCCGGCTTGTCGTCTCGACCTTTGGGCTTTGGAAAGTGATGGACGAGAATCAGGACTACGCCTGTCTCCATCATAATCGGCTGGAGCAGATGTCGCGTGAAGTTCGCGCATACCTCGATGTCAGCAGGATTGCCGCCCATGTAGGAGAGCAGCGGATCGATGTAAACCACGTCAGCCTTGGTCTTGCGAACGAGACGGCGGAGCATTGTCGCGAAGTCTGAACCTGTTCTCACGGTTTCGCGGAAGAAGAGCATGTCCACACTCCGCAATCCTCGCTCCCAGTTCTCTTTTCCGAACGTCATCTGAGCAGCGCCCTTGAGAGCGTCATGCTGATCGGCAATGTCGTTCTCAGCTTGGATGTAGGCCACCTTCAGCGCGCGCACGGGCTTGACGCCGAACCACGCTTCACCGGATGCCCACTTCATCCCCTGATACGCGGCCATCGAGCTTTTGCCGCAACCACTTTGACCTACAAAGAGAAGCGAAGATCCGCGACGTAGCCATCTGTCTCCGATCAGATTGTCAGGATCATTCTTAGGGTCGTACTCGATGATGCTATCGAGCGAGAACTCCTGAGGCATGTCCTGCGACTCCAGATAGTCCGTGAACGCATCCCAGTTCACGACACCCACATTGATGGCCAACAGCTTCTGCTCCTTGCCATCGCGCATCACACCGGCCAACCGGCTGAACCTGCTCGCGTTCTTATTCTTCGGATCGATGCCGAGAGCCTCTAGTTGGCGATAGACAACATCACGACGCTCGCTCCATTCCTCCTTGTTCGCTGCGTCCACGCGCACCCAGCCGTGCAAGCTCTTGCCACCGGAATCGATGACGACAGACATGGGCAATTTGGACTCCTTGAGAATCGTCCATTGCTCGTCCTTGGTCTTCTCGTCCATCTCGATCAAGACATGACGGAATGCTGCCACGCCTGAATCAGAACCGCTCTCATCGAAGCACGGGTTGACGCGGACGTAAGCACCACGGCTGTCAGGACCGTTCCACATG